CACCGGCAGCACCGATTGCCTTAGCCACGCCCACAAACCCTTGTGCAGCAGCGACTACGGCAGGTGTGATGTCGGTTATAAATATGGCAAATGCGTTTTGCAAATCGGCACCCAGAGGTTGCAGAGCGCGTCCTACCTCTAGTTGCATGTTTTGCATTGCAACTGTCAAACGAGCGCCGGCTTCTTGGCTGGACTTGGCGATCTTGAGTGCCGTTTGTCCGTACTCAGTACTGATTAGCTGCAGGAACTTCATTAGGTCGTTCAGACCTACTTGGCCTTCCTGGAGCGCCTTTTGCAGCTGAGGGCCGGTCATGCCGGCCGCCTTGGCGAATAGGACAAATGTGCCGGGTAGACGCTCAGCGATTTGGTTAAGTTCTTCGGCGCTGACCTTGCCCTTGGAGAATACCTGCGTGAGTGCGAGGAGGGCGCCATCGGCCTGCTCGGCGTTGCCACCAGTGGCTTTCACTGCCTCGCTTACTGCACGGAACGCGAAGGCCGAGTCGGTAACCGTTCCACCGGCGCCGGTCACAGCGGCACTTAGTTGGGTCATGCTTCGGATCGCAATCTCCTGGGGGATGTTGAGATCGCGGGTCGCGGAGTCAGCAGCTGCCAAAGCGCGGGTGTAAGCGTCCTGGGAGCCAAGAATGCCCCGCAGAGCGATCTGCAGCTTGTCGATGCGGGCCGAATAGTCGGTGACGCCACTGAGCTGCTGGCGGAACATGCCGACCTGCGCACCAGCGGCTGCGCCAGCGAAGGCGCCGCCCACGCCGCCCACGGCCAAGCCGCCGAGACCGCCGATCAGGCCCTCGGGGCCGCCAAAAATGCCACCACTAAGCGCCGCGCCGACGCCCTGGGCGAGCTGCATCCCGCTTAGGCGGCGGCCCCCGGTAAGACGCTCGCGTCGTGCCGTGAGCTGCTCCAGTTTCTTAGTTGCTGTATCAAAAGCGGGCGCGGTACGGCCAACGGCATTGCGTAGTTCTGTCCAAGCGCCTATCTGCGCTTCCAGACTATTTACGCTGCCGTTACTTGCTTTTGTAGTCTTATCAATATCAACATAAATGTCGCGCAAGGGGCGGCGTGCTCGTTCGGCAGATTTGCCCAAATTGTCGAATTGAGCGGCTAACTGTCCCCCTAGTGCTGGAGATACGCCTACAGCAGCGCTAGGCAGATCGCCACCACGTAGAACCGCACGCTCATCGAGGAACGCGCGACTACCCCTCGTGGGTGCTTGACCTTCGGATGGGCCAAACGTGACTTCAGTGCGCCCTGGAACGAGACGACGGGCACCGCCGCTAATCGCAGCGCCCGTACCAGCGGCAGAGGTTTGGCCAGCCGCAGGTAGTAGCAGAGGAGTGTTAGCCACACCTTCACGTACACGGCGCCCCAGTTCCTCAATCGCCTGCTCCTGGCGTGCAACTGCAGCTCGGTTGAAATAGTTATCGCGTATGCGCTTATTAGCGGCGTTCTGCTCGGCTGTGGCAGCCTGCGTCGCCATAGTGCTTACATTACGATATGCGCCAGCAAGATCGTTAAGCTGTTTTTCTAAAACACGAACCTGGTTAGCGTTTTGTGCGTAGGCAGCACTGCCTTCGGAGGTTGTGGTATCAAGTTGCTGCATTTCTGCACGCAACGCTGTTACTACTTCCTGTAAATTGCGTGTACTGTTTGCTACGGTTTTGGTTTGTACGCCCATTAGCAGCGCTTGAGCGTAGCCGCGTGCCACCTCAGTGGACTGCCGCTGCACGCCCGTCAGCTGCATAAGCGTTTGCAGGTATTCAATACTGTTGCGGTCTAAGTTAGCGAGGTCTTGCTGCAGTTCCTTTATTTGTTGTGCGTAGGCAGCGTTTGTATTCGGTAATTCGGGCAGGGAGGCACCTTCAAACCCAAAACGGCGTAGGTACTCAGGGTCTTGTGTTATTGCTGCGGATTCGCTTACGCGGCGGCGTTCCAGGATGCGTGGGGCGCCAGAAAGCTGATTGAGGCGACGTTGTGCCGTAGCCAGCTTGTCGGCGGATGCAGTACCTTCTTTAAGGATGCGATTGTAGTCTTCCCATTGCTTAAGTACCTTGTCTGGCTTTACCGCCAGCATGGCGGTCAAGGAACTGTAATGCTTTCTGTTTGTTATTTCTCCCTGTTCTAAGGTAGCTGTAAGCCGCTGAATATCTGCGCCTAGCTGCTGGTGTACTTTGCCGTTTAAGGTAGCTTGATTTCTGAGGTCTTGAAGAGATTTTACATGCTCGCGTATAGATACTGCGGACTGCGCATGAGCCTTTGACTCATCGACAATAATGTCACGCAAGGCTGTAATTTGCGTGTCTGTAAGGCGTGACTCTTGGCGCAACTGTGCCAAGTCTTTATTTAGGCTTTGCCATACGTCGGAGCCGCGCCTAGCCTCGCCGACTAAAGCAGTAAAGGCATCGGTAAGTCCCTTGTTAGCTCGGGCGGTATCTCCTAATTCGGTTTTTAGCTCAAGCAGCCGTTTGCGAGCAGCATTAAGCTGATCATCCGTACCTCTTGTTACTTTTGTAAGTTCTCTAAAGGAACTGCGTAGCTTATTTAATTCTTCAAAACCTTGGATACCTAGCTGTACAACAATATCCTCAATCTGCTTAGCCATCCCGCTTATCCTCCCCCTTAGCCAACGCGCTGAGAGCGGCAGTTTCCATGATCTGCAGGCCCTCCAGCATGTCGAGGCGGTCGTCCACGCAGTATAGATCCATCAGACCGCCAGGCATCAGCAGCACCTCGTATTTCAAGCCTAGGTAGCCCGCCATGGTGGTGTTCCACTGCGTCTGCATTCTTAGGAACATCATTACGATGTCCCAGTTTTCGTCCCAGACCTCGTAAGGGGCGGCGGGTTTGGGTTTCGCGTCTTCGGGTAAGACTAAGCCGAAGACTTTGGCATCGTCTTCGGTCTTATCTTCCTCCTGCTTACCGCCTACCCAGAACTCCGCCGCACCCTTCAGTTTCCCGACTTAGCGCCGTCGAAGGTCTCGGTGTAAGCCTTCAGGACACCGCGCACCCAGTAGGGGTCGTCGGCGAAGTCGGTGAGCGCTTCGATGGAGAAGGGGAGGTCGGTGCCGTCTTCGTCGCTGATGCCGTTCCAGCCGAGCACGACGGCTTTGAGCAGGGGCAGATCGCCCTTCTCGCTGAGTTTGCCGAACTCCTTACGGCCCAGGCGCTTGAAGGTGATGTCGAAGGTGCTGGAGTCGAACGTGCCGCCGTCAGCGGGTTCTTCGATGGTTACAGGCCACTTGAAGGTTTTGACCTTCTTGCGAACGAACGCCATAAGCTGTTCGGATGAGTTACTGGATGTACCGGCTTAGTGTAGGCGCTTTTCGCGTAAGCGGCATCGCAGCAAAAACCCCCTAAGCGGCGTGGCTTAGGGGGCTGGTGGTGCGCGGCGGCGTGGCTCAGGCGTAGATCAGGCGGATCTCGTCGTTGCCGGTGGTGGAGGGCACAGCGGTGTAGGGCAGGGCGAGCATATGGATGCCGTCCTGGTCGGAGTAGCTGGGCGCTCCGATGTCCACGCGGTTGGAAACCAGCGAGACGATGTTACCGGCGGTCGTTCCATGGATGAAGGAAAGATCGCCGAGAGCGTTGTCGGTGAGAGAGGTGGTGAAGTAGTCCTTCCCTGCGATGGTGGGTGCTTCGATCGTTGCGGTGCCGGACACCGAGCGATCGGTGAGCAGCACTTCCTTGGTGCAGCCGACGAGTTCGCGGTAGATGATGCTATTGCCGATGTCCATGGCAACCGACTGGAGGCAGCCGGAGTAGCCGAGGAGGTTGAAGCCGCCGCTGTTGCCTGCCTTGAAGACGAGCGGTGCGGCCTGGTCGGCGTAGGTTACGGAAGGCGCGGCGGTGTCGGTGGGGGCGTTGTAGATGCCCGTCATCGTGAAGTCGAGGGTCGGGATCTGGCCGACAGTGGTGTTCAGTGAGAACGTGCCACGGGCGCCGGTGAGCTTGTGGAGAACCCCGTCAATGTTGTAGTAGAGGGTTACCGAGCTGAAAGCGCTGCTGACGGGGGTGTAGATGGTCTGGAGACCGATGCTGTAGACGCTGGTGTTGTCAGGGGTGACGTCGCCGGCAAGGGCGCGGAGGGAGGCGACGCGGGTAGAGCCCACGTAGCCGGTGACGAGCGCGACGGTGCCGCTGCCAGTGCCGCCGGTGATGCGGATGATCTGGTTCTTGTAGGCGTCGTTGGTGGCGCTGGAACCGACCGCCAGCGTGATGCTGTTCAGGGCGCCCGCAGTGGCGGTGCCGGTGACGGCGGGACTGACGGCGGTCTCGGCGAAGCCGCAGGCTTTCAGGATCGAGCCGTAGCGGGGTGCGGTGCCGGCAGCGCCGCTTCCGGCCAGTTCAACGCTGAAGGTGCATTCGACGCGAACGTTGGCGAGCAGCTGCTCAGAGGCGCCCAGGTAAGGACGAACGAGGTCACGGTTGACGCTCTCGCTCTGGACCGGCGTGATGTTGAGGTCACGGACCAGCACGGCGTCGGTGCCCAAGGGAGAGGGGTCGGAGCCGTAGGTGGCCTCGATCTCCGCCAGGAGGAGGCGCTTACGAGTGAGGAGTGCCATCGTGAATTACCTGGGGGTGTCTGAATGCTGCGTACGCTGCACAAGCGTCCGCTGGCCGGTTGAGGAGTCGAGGGTGTACGAGCCGCCTTGGCCGCTGTACTCATCAATAAGCATAGGTGCGGGCGCTTCAACAGATTCTGCTGCGGCTTCTTGTTCCAGCTCTTGCAGACTGTCCTCAGCAACTTCGCTGCTCAGGACATCCTCGGATGGTGCTGTAGTTCTTGCCATAAGTGCTTGGGGGCTGCGGCGATTCTACGTGGCGGACATGGCACAGTTTGCGGGCTTAGCTGCTTAGCGTTGCCACTTGCGTGCGATAAAGGACGCGGAAGTTGTTGAAAATTACGCCTACGGGGGTGTCGGCAGCTTCTAAGGTAAATTCGGTGGGGCCTGGTTGGATGTCTATGCAGAGACCGCCCAGAGTAAGGTCGGCCATTAGTTTGCTGTGCAGCGACTCGATTATGGGATCGGCGGCTTGATCGGGTACCGCATCGCGCACGATAATTACCACGCGCATGTTTAGTGTGTGATCGAGTGTGGGCAGCGATGTGTTCTGCGTCGGCACGTTGCTTACGGGCTCGACGATGAGGGCGGCGCTCTCGGCGCGTGCCACCGGCTCGACGCGGCTGCGGTAGATGCGCGTGCCAACGCCAACGGTGCCGATGAGCGTGGTGCGCACCGCGCTAAGGATTTGCTCGCGCTTGGTTGTCACTGACTTACTCCGAAGGCGACGATGCGGCCTCGCTTAAGCGTGATGTTTGTATTATTGCTGTGGTTGGCTACCTGCAGACTAAGTTCGTCGTTGGCGGCCATGTTGACAAGCCAATGCGTAATTAGCGGGGCGTCATTACTGCTGCTAAAGGTACGGCATTCGGTTTCGGTAATGCCTGTGCCGTTCTTAGCTAGGCGAAGCCCAATAATCTGGTTGTTACCGGCATGTGCATCAACGGCTGCATTTACACTTACGAGCTGCGCAGAGCCGCTCGTGTTTTTCAGCGCGAAAAGGTCGGTGGTGCCGAGGCTTAGGCCGTAGGCGGTGGTGGAGTCGAAGGTTGCGGTTAGGCCGGTGGAGACGTAGGTGCCTTGGGTGGCGATGCTTACGGTGCCGGTGTTGGCGTAACTGGCTTGGCCGCGGACGTGGACGCCGGCCAGGAAGTAGGGGAGGGCGTTCCAGGTGGTGGAGCCGGTGCCGACCTTGATTTTGCGCGTGTCGGACTCGATGCCCATCTCGCCGGAGAGGAGCGTGGGGTTGGCAGCGGTCCAGGCCGCTGCGGTGTCCGTGCGCAGTTGGATCTGGGCGATGGTGCTCATGCTGTACCCCCACTGATGTCGTTGCCATCAATGTAAGTGGTGGAGGCGGCACCGCCGTCGATCAGTGGGTTGAGCTGATCTAGGCCGAGGTCGTCGATCGAGACCCTCGCACCGTTAGCGCTAATCGGGGTGGTGGAAGTGCTGTGCGTGGTTTCCAGGTCGCGTTGTAAGGATAGTTGCGTGAACACCCCGTCGCTAATTAGGACGTTGGCGCGTACGGTATAGGCTGCGCCGTTTAAGGTAATT